TTTTTAGTTCTTCTTCCATGAAGAATTGTGCCTTTGCCATAAAGACTGACTAAATGTTTTCTTGCTTCAAAAAGCATTTGTTTGGCATTGCCAAAGGGCATAACTAACTCAACTATCCAAAGGTTGTTGCCACCAACAAAATCCTGTCCTGTTATGTGGACACTTCCTCTTTCATAGTTTTCAGATGCTTCATCAGTGAGCCAAGCCCAAATCATAAAACCTTGTGGGTTATTATCACCATCCCAAACACGATACTGATAGTTAGCTATTGCAGGTAAGATCAATCTGTAAATATCACTAACCTTATAGGCTGCATGATGCCTAGAATGACCCATAAGCCATACAATACGGCCTAGTGCTTCGCTGTTGTTCATTTTAGCCAGTTACGATTTTAGCTGCGTCTATTTCTAGTTTTTCTTTTTTGATTGCTAGATCGTCTTGTGCTTTTTGCCTATCAAGATCAAGTCTCGCTATCTTAACCTGTGCATCTGTCTGTGCTTGTGCAGTTTGTGCCTGTACTTTAGCAGCTTCTACCTCAACCAACTTATCAGCAGGATTTGCCTGTGGTTGTGGTGGCTGTATGGCTTCTAGGCTTTCTTCTAATTCCCTAGCACCTGGAAAAGCCCTAGCTGCAAATAATAACATCTGTTTTGCCTGATCGAACCCTAATGCACCAGAACTTACCAATGGCCCTACAGATTGTAAAAACTGTACTGTGGCAGTCAAAAACTCGGTTCTGTTTTTTTGATCCATAGCTGAATCAATAGCACTAGATTCCTCTGTATCTATAGATATTCTATAGCTTCTTAGTCGGTCATCACGCATGACTGCGACCACTTCTGGAGGGATAGCAATCGCAGTCATCTTTTCAAGTAAGGTTGGCTCTAAGTTCTCAACAAGCAATTCAGCCTTTAACTGCATAATTTTGTCTAAAAACTTTTCTATTCTGCGCTGTCTGTTGACTAAACGCATTGCACCAAACTGACCTTTGATCCTTTGTGCCGTTGCTGTTTCCCTAGATGCAGACTGACCCCTCATTATATCCGAGATACCTGTGATTTCATAAATAGTCTCAATGACTATCTGCCTTGATTGATATAATGCAGTTAATGCCCTAATAAGGTTGTCCAATGGGGCTTCTTGCATAACATTAGCAAGGCCACCACCTGCCTGTAACATAGCCATGTTATCTACTGGGATAAATTCATTATCATCAGCATCGGATAATCTAATCAGTTCTTGAAAACTAGCATCATACACACCTCGCCTTTTTAGGGCTTCGGTAAGTGCTGCAATCCTTTGTGTAATCAAATCTAGTTCAAATATCTGATCTTCATAGATAAACAACTCTGGTACTGGCAGAGTGGTGTCGGTAGTGGAGACTGCATATAACGGCTCTGGCATTGGCCAAAAACCATCTAAATTGTAAGGATCGTCAAAGTCCTCTAATATTTCATTAAAACTTGTTGCAACAAATATTTGTTTACCAGACCTCTTATCCCAAATCTCATAAACTTCAGCCATATCTGGTTCTGGATTGTCCTGATAATCAGACATTTCTGTTGATCTATAAGTCAGAGGTATCTGCTCACCCTGCGCTCCATAATAATCAACTAAGTCCTGTCTTGATAATAAATGCCTAAAAGCAATCCATTTAACATCTTCCCAACATCTAGCAGGTGATATTGTTAAATCTGACCAGTTGACGTGTTCACAGGTAATTGACTGCTCTCCAATAAACTCAACTGGATCACCCTCAATAAACATACCTCTTGAATCTTGCTTTACATTCTCTTGGTCAACTTCATTGCCATCAGGATCAAGTAGCCTTTGTGCAACCTGTACTTCACCCATTTGACCTGGTGCAACTTCACCAACACCAGTAATCGGCTCAACTGTAACAGGTATTCTCTCTGGCTCACCAGTTACTAAAACAGGATCATACCTCAACCTGATAGCACCACGACCAACAATCAGCATATCCTCAATGGCTTTCTTGACTGCATTGTCAAAATCGTAAATATCTAGCTGATACTGTAAACCTCTTTCAACAACTTCAGCAATAGTCCTACCAATAGGATCATTTGTTTTAAATCTACGGCTAACCTTTGGCTTCGGTGTATTGAAATACAAAGCAGACTTCAAAGTATCAACATTAGAATGAAATATATTCATCCTAGTCTCACGTTCAAATCTGTTTACATTATCATCACGATACCTCTGAACTATGCCTTCAGCACGTTCTCGCCAGTTTTCCTCAAAACGTCTAGCCTTTAATATCTGATCGTTCCAATAAGCAGCCCTGTCAGCTTTCTTAGTTGGTTCTCTGTCAAATCCATATTCCAATTATAATCTCCACGATCCTGGTCGGCTTACATTGTCCAAACCACTCATCATTTCCTCAATCGTTGGCTTTCGCCAAATATCCTCATCAATCTCTGGGGCTTGTCTTGTAAATGGCCTACTCATACAAGCATAACGAATATCATCTGCTGCATGATCTTCCTGTGTCGTATCTATATCTTCCATTCTGTGCTTATCATGGGTCAAAACTGGTAAGGTTCTAATAGTGTCAACGCAATCACTAAACACATAAAGCATAGGAACTCCATCATCACCCATCAACCTCTGACGAACCTGATCCCATCCTGCTACCCTCGAATTATCAGCCCTTCTAAACCGAACACCACATTTACCTAATCTTTCGCCAATAGATGGGCCACCATCAAACTTCCAAATGCTAGGATCACCAACACCAAAGTCTATTCTTTCACCCTTTTCCATTGACCGAATACCACTACCAACTTCTTCGGCAGTCATTCGCAACCCTCTATTTGGCCCTGCTGCTCCATACCACTCACGATACCTAATCAAAGCATCATCTGGTATAGTCTCATGTCCTTCAGCTACAGCCCACCAACCAACACTAAATGGCGATGCACTTCCCCAATCAAAAGACCTAAACTTTGTCCAATGATGAGGTATCTCAAATGGTCTTATAACGTGTAACTCACGTTTCCATATATCTCCAAAGAATGATCCGACAACTAAATCCCAATCACCCTCTCTTAATGCTCTGCCTAACTCCTCTGGTAAACCACTAAATGAACTCGCATAACTAGGATCAATGTATTTGTTATCTTCCATCCTTGCAGGTATATACATCGACAGCCAACCCCTATCTTTTGGATTGTTAGGGTCACGCATCGTATGATCGTAAAAATACGTTTCACTTGGCGCAGGGTCGATATACAAAGCCTTTAAAAAGTTATGTGATTGACCACCTGGATTGGCAGTCATAATCAATCTTGGTAAGTAATCTTTCTGAACAGGCTCATAAGACCCTAATCTCATTCTACTCTTAATATACCCAAGCTGATAAGCATTGAACTGACCTGCTTCGTCAATCAAACAAATATGTATTTCTGTTCCTTGAATACGATCACAGTCACTATCACGTTCTAAATACTGAAACTGTATGCTCGATCCATTGTAAAACTCAAACCTTTTCCTTGTCTCGTTAAAAGCACCTAACTCACTAGGCATCTCTTTCTTCAAAGGCTGAATGTGGTTACTATCTAACTCTGGCAAAGACCTACGAAATATAAAAGCATTTAAACCAGGGTTCTCCAGGCAAAAACCTATTATATCCCAACGACCACTATGAGACTTACCTCCACCTGCTGCCCCACCAAATAATATCTGCTTGGCTTTGCACTTGTGTAACAAATCCTGTTTAGGCTGTGGTGTGTAGTCTAGTTTTATTAGCTTCTTAGACATTGTGGTTACCTATGGTTGACGACAACCTGTAATTTTTGTTTTTGGTATACGACAACCAAGTGGTGTTTAATTTTTGGTGCGTGGGTATGTGTTTACATATCGACTTCGTTGTCGCAAAAAACCTAGCTGTGGGGCTTTGCATGGGGGCTGTTTGTCTAGTAAGTGCCTAGTTGTATATCTGTAACCCTTGCTGACCAACAGTTTAATCATCTAGTGTAACAGGTTTATTACCTGTCGTACTAATGTCTATGGTTTCTGCTGCGTTGTCTCTTTGTATATTTATCTGCACTGCTAAGTTATTGTTTTTATTATCGTTATTACCAAATATTTCTTTTTGTGTGCGTTCTAAATACCAACTATCAGCTTTCCAATCACCTCTTTTTCCTGCTTTGGCGATATTCGACAGCCTAGAAACTACAGCCATGCTTTCGGCTTCACGTACCAAACTAGCAAACTGTGGATCACGTTTAACCCACCGATTAAAGCTATCATAACTTACACCACTCGCTTGAGCAGCTATCATTTTAGGATTACCATCTCGCAGTAATGCAAGGATTGCTTCCTTAACCTCTGGTGTATCCTTATCAAACTTCTGCACATGATCGACTTTTCTCGGCACAATGGTTGTCGGTTGTCGTACCTTTTTGTCGTTGGTTGTCGTTTCAACTACTTTCCTAGCTAACTTAACCTTATGCTGAATATTACCCCAACCCTCTTTCTTAGCCCTCTTAGTAATCGACTGTCTTGAAACATCATAGTCATTAGCCAAAGAGTAAGCAGATTCACCATTGTTAAACCTAGCTTCTATTTCAGCCCAATTAATTCCAGGTTTTGATTGATTGTTTCTCATAATAAAATACTGCTCACCTCATTGCTAGTCTGGTTAGGAAAAAGAACGTAAGCAATAAAATTTGCAGTATATAAAAAACATACCCACATTTTGTCTGACTTGTCTAGTAGACACAAAAAATATTTTCTATTGTTTTTCATTTTTGTTTTTTATCTTTTGTAAAATAACTGAAACAGCTTGTTTTGATATATTAAATTGCTTACCAATTTCGTCTAATGTCACACCTTCTTTTCTTAATAAAAAAATCTTTTTTTCTTTTGCTGTTATGTTTTTTTTATAATGATATTGACCTTTACATTTATCATTACAGAACTTTTTTTGTTCATGGTTTTCTCTATGAATAATAACTTTCATCACTAATTTACAGTTAAGGCAAATTTTTTCATAATAAACATTTTGTTTTAAAAATTTGATTGTTTCCTCTAAAGATTTAACTCTTAAATATAATTCTTCTTTTGCTTCTTCGTAGGTTTTCATTTTCTTTTTCCTTTTTTATAAATGTTTTACAAATCTCACAGATAAAACTTTCCCATTTTTTTTCATCAAAATAATAAATAGCTTTACAATTTTTACATTGAACTGACTTACTCATTTTTTAGCTTCTCTATCAATTCCATTAAAATAACTGTCCACCTCAACTTAGCTGTATCTTTATTACATCCTAAAAACATAGCTATCTTGCGCCAAGAAAACTTAGATGCTCTAGCC